AAATATGGGACGAGCTGTATCTAAGTTTGTTCCTGCGGATGAATTAATCGTTCCGTACACGGCTACCTCATTAGACGATGCGGAAGCGATTATTCATACTATTAAAATTTCAGAAAACGAATTAAGAAAACAACAAGTCAATGGTTTCTACAGAGATGTAGAGTTAGGCCCACCAGGCACAGATACAAATAATGAGCTTGCAAAAAAAGAACGTGATCTCGAAGGCACAAAGAAAACTGGAAAGAACGAACCAGTTTATACTTTGTTAGAGTGTCATGTTAATTTAGACTTAGAAGGTTTCGAAGAAGTCGGTGCAGACGGACAACCGACTGGAATAAAATTACCTTACATCGTAACTGTTGAAGAAGGTAATAGGAAAGTTCTTTCTATTAGAAGGAACTATGCGCCCGATGATCTAAAGAAACGTAAGATCCAATATTTTGTCCACTTCAAATTTCTGCCGGGACTTGGATTTTATGGCTTTGGACTCATTCACATGATTGGCGGATTGAGCCGTACGGCAACGGCGGCTCTCCGTCAATTATTAGACGCGGGCACCCTATCAAACTTACCAGCAGGATTTAAACAAAGAGGTGTAAGAGTTAGAGACGAGGCAGCTCCAATACAACCAGGTGAATTTAAAGATGTAGATGCACCCGGCGGTAGTTTACGTGATGCTTTCTTCCCTCTACCATACAAGGAACCTTCTCAAACATTATTAAATCTTTTAGGTATTGTTGTACAAGCAGGACAAAGATTTGCTGCAATAGCTGATATGCAAGTTGGTGATGCAAACCAAGCAGCAGCTGTTGGAACTACGATTGCATTATTAGAACGTGGTTCAAGAGTCATGAGCGCAATACACAAAAGATGTTATGCAGCGATGAAAGCAGAATTTAAATTACTTTCAAAAGTTGTGTCACAATATTTACCACCAGAATATCCATACGATGTTGTTGGTGGTGCAAGAAACATAAAACAAACTGACTTTGACGATAGAGTTGATATCATACCAGTAGCTGATCCAAATATATTTTCTATGTCACAAAGAATTACTTTAGCACAAACACAATTACAGATTGCTAGTGCTAATCCTATGTTGCACAACATGTATCAGATCTATCGAAACATGTATGAAGCTATTGGTGTTAAAAATGTAGACGCGGTTTTACCGCCTCCTGCACCAAACATGCCAATGGACCCAAGTTTAGAACATATTAATGCTTTAGCGGGTAAACCTTTTCAAGCTTTTCCTGGTCAAGACCACAGAGCACACATCACAGCTCACTTAAATTTTATGTCAACGAACATGGTAAGAAATAATCCTGCAGTTATGGCAGCAATACAAAAAAATATTCTTGAACATATTAGTTTAATGGCACAAGAACAGGTGCAATTAGAGTTTAGAGAGCAAATGCAACAGATGTTATTGTTACAACAACAAGCAGCAATAAATCCACAAGCACAACAACAGCTTCAACAGCTGACAAATACGATTGAGGCAAGAAAAGCGGTGTTAGTTGCAGAGATGACTGAAGAATTTATGAAGGAAGAGAAGAAAATTACGTCACAATTTGACTCTGACCCTCTATTAAAACTAAAATCACGTGAAGTTGACCTACGTGCGATGGAAAATGAGCGGAAAAAGATGAATGATAAGGCAAATCAAGAGTTAAACACTGCAAAATTAATGCAAGCAAGAGAAATTGCCGAGGATAAAATGGATCAAAACGAAGATTTAGCTAAATTAAGAGCTGGAGTGAGCCTTGCGAAGTCTGGCGCACAACAAGCAGCCGTAGTTGTGGAGGATGATTAATGCCATTAAACAAAAAAGGTAAAAAAATCATGAAATCGATGAAAAAACAGTACGGCAAAAAGAGAGGTGAAAAGATATTCTATGCATCTAAGAATAAAGGTGTTATAAAAGGAGTGAAAAAAGGAGCATAAATGCAAAGACTAGACAAAATAAAAGATGTTAAGGTTGCAGAGCAGAGTGTTGAAGTAGATCCTAGATCTAAAACAACTGCAGATGGAGCTTTTAACTTAATTGCTACAGGAAAACCTGAAATGCCGGTTGGTGGTCAGAAAAGAATGTTAGCAGAAAAGAAAAGAAACTCTAAAGCGTACTAATATGTGGTTATCGGCGATAAAATTAGCCGTCTCTGCTGGAAGTAAGATCTACGCTAATAAGCAGAGAACAAAAATGGCAATGTCTGATGCGCAATTAATGCATGCAGAAAAAATGGCCCGTGGTGAAGAGCAATACCAGGGTAAATTGTTAGAGGCTAGACAATCAGATTGGAAAGACGAAGCAGTTTTGATAATTCTTAGTTTGCCCGTAGTGGTGCTCGCATGGGCAGTCATATCGGACGATCCAAGTGCGATGGACAAGGTAAAATTATTCTTCGAGATGTTCTCGCAGCTCCCATCATGGTTTACAAACCTCTGGATACTTGTCGTGGCGAGTATTTATGGTATAAAGGGAACGCAAATATTTAGAAACGGAGGAAAAAAATAATGGGTGTAGGATTCTTTGGAAGATTCTTTAGTAAAGGTAAGATTTCACCAGATATTAAATCTGTAAAACCAAACCTAACAAAGACTGTTAAACAAACTAAACAAGACGAGTTTAGAAAAAGATATACTGCTTTAGATAAAGCAGAAGGTAAAATTAAATCTGGTAAAAAAATGATCAAAGAAGGTCAAAAAGAAAGAACCAAAATGGTCGATACCAACAGAGCGTTTCAATTTAAAGGTGGTAGTTATCACGCTATTCAACCTGGAAAAGACCCTAAAAAAGAATACAAAGGTTTATTAAAAGAAAAAAAAGCTAAAGGTGGCAGAGTTGGTAGAAAATTTGGTAGTCCAAAACCAAAAACAAATGTTGAAAAAATTAAAAAAGCTTTTGATCCTAGAAAATCTGATCTTAACAAAGATGGAAGATTAACTAGTTATGAAAAGAAAAGAGGCATGGCAATTGCAAAAGCAATGAGAGGTAGAAACAAAAATGTCTAGACCAGGTTTATATGCGAACATACATGCTAAAAGAAAACGTGGTGGTAAAATGCGAAAAAAAGGTGCAAAGGGTGCACCAAAAGCATCTGACTTTAAAAGAGCAAAACAAACAGCGAGATCATAATGACTAAACTATGTCCAAGAGGTAAAGCCGCAGCAAAGAGAAAATTTAAGGTGTACCCTAGCGCCTATGCTAATGCCTACGCATCTAAAATATGTGCAGGTAAAATTAAAGATCCATCTGGTGTAAAGAGAAAAGATTTTAAAGGACCTAAACCTGCAGGTAAAGCCATGGGTGGTAGAATTTATAAAGCAGGTGGTGGAGTATCAGAAGCTGCTGAAAAATTAAGAAGACAAGGTTTAAAAGGCGGTGGAATCTGTAAAAAAGGAATGAATAGGAAAGCCGTCGGAAAGAATTCGTAATGGCCGGTTTAAAAGAATGGTTCAAGCAAGATTGGGTCGACATAGGTTCCAAGAAAAAAGGTGGAGGCTTCAATAAATGTGGAAGAAAATCTGCGAGTGGATCAAAAAGAAAGTATCCAAAGTGCGTCCCTGCTGCAAAAGCGGCAAGTATGACAGAATCCCAGAGGCGGAGTGCCGTTGCAAGAAAGAGAAGTAAAGCACAAGGTGTTGGTGGTAAACCAACTAATGTTCCAACATTTGCAAAAAGAAAAAAAGCTATGATGGGTGGATTCATGGGTAAAAGAATGGGGATGAGATAATGAGACGACAGGATAAAATGCCTGCAAGAAATAAAAAAAATTTTAGACCTACTGAAAAAGGGGCTGGAATGACAAAAGCAGGTGTTGCTGCATATCGAAGAGCAAACCCTGGTTCTAAACTAAAAACAGCGGTCACTGGCAAAGTCAAACCAGGATCTAAAGCTGCTAAACGACGTAAATCATTCTGCGCAAGAAGTGCAGGACAAATGAAAAAATTTCCGAAAGCTGCTAAAGATCCTAATTCTAGACTACGTCAGGCTAGAAGAAGATGGAAATGTTAAAAGCAAAAAC